CTCCCCAGGGAGGCGCGCACGATCCACGGTGACATCCGGGACCCGGAGGTCGTCCAGGCCGCCGTGCTGGGCTGCGACACGATCTGGCACTTGGCGTACGTGCAGGGCACCCAGACTTTCTACGCCGACCCGAAGGACGTCATCGACGTCGCGCTCCGAGGGATCATGAACGTCCTCGGCGCCTGCGAGGAGATGAGCACGACCCCGGAGTACTTCGGCGGTCCCCTCGGCAAGAAGCCGGACCTGATCCTGGTCTCCTCGAGCGAGGTGTACCAGAACCCGCCCGCCGGGATGTTCCCGACCGACGAGACGGTCCCGCTATCCGTCCCCGACGTCACCAACCCCCGCTACTCGTACGGCGGCGGCAAGATCGCCTCCGAGCTCGCCACCTTGGCATACGCGCAGGCCGGGCTGCTCAACCGGGCGGTGATCGTCCGGCCTCACAACATCTACGGGCCCGACATGGGCTTCGAGCATGTCATCCCGGAGTTCGCGGTCCGCATGAGGGCGCTTCGCTCGCCCCAGGGTGCGTTCCCGATTCAGGGCACCGGCCGCGAGACACGGAGCTTCTGCTACATCGACGACTGCATCGACGGGTTGATGGTCCTCCTCGAGAAGGGCGAGGACCGCAACGTGTACCACCTCGGCAACCCGGCCGAGGAGCACACCATCCACGATCTGGCGCTGCATTTGGCGGCTTGGTTCGGGAAGGCGATCGACGTGATCCCCGGAGAACTGCCGAAGGGCTCCCCGACCCGCCGGCTCCCGGACATCAGCAAGCTCGCCGCGCTGGGCTATCAGCCGCGGGTGACGCTGCGGGAGGGGCTCTCCCCGACGCTCGAGTGGTACCTGGCTAACGAGCCAGTCGCGGACGCGGCATGACCGCCCGTGTCCTCGAACGGTGCGGGCTCTGCGGAGGCCGCGACCTCGAGAGTGTCCTGTCGCTCGGTTCGAGCCCTCCGACCTGTGCGATGGCGCCGGTCGGTGTCCGCCAGGCCAGTGAAGACCACCACCCGCTTGAACTTCTCCGCTGCCACGACTGCACCCTAGTTCAGCTGTCGGTCATCGTCGACCCGGAGGTCGTGTTCCCCCCGGAATACCCCTATTCGTCGGGCAACTCGCGGGCGCTGCACGACAACTTCGAGGACCTCGCCAGGCAGGCAACTGACTGGGTGGGCAGGCTGAGCCCGGACGATCTGGTCGTTGACATCGGCGCGAACGACGGGACCCTCCTGAGCAAGTTCACCGGCTGCCGGACGGTCGGGGTCGAACCGACGATGCAAGCCCATCGCATCGACGGGCCGTTCTACCGGACGTTCTTCACCGAGAAGCTCGCCAAGCAGATCCGTGAGGAGCACGGGCCCGCGAAGGTCATCACCGCCTGCAACGTCTTGGCGCATGTCGAGGACATGGACGAGGTCATGTGCGGCATCAACCTGCTGCTCGCCGACGACGGGGTCCTGATCGCGGAGAACCACGATCTCGCGTCGGTCGTCGACGGCGGCCAGTGGGACACCGTGTATCACGAGCATCTGCGGTTCTACGACCCGCACAGCTTCAGCGAACTGCTCTACGCATACGGGTTCGCCGGCCGGACGTGGAAGGAGATCCCGACGCACGGCGGGTCGTTCCGTGTGCTGGCCAATAAAGGCGACAACGGGGAGGCACCGCCGTCCCGCGACTATGACTTCGGCCGTCTCGCCCGTGACGCCGCTGACGTCCGCCAGGCGATCCGGAGCATCGCCGCACCCGGCATCGTCGGGATCGGCGCCACCGCTCGTGCGACGACGATCATCAACTACTGCGGGCTCGACGTCGAAGACATCACCAGCGTCTGTGAGGTCACAGGGTCCGACAAGATCGGCCGGTACATCCCCGGCACGCGCATCCCCGTCGTCGACGAGGCCGCGCTGGTTGAGTCGCAGGCGGCACGGTCGATCCTGTTCTCGTGGCATCTCGCTGACAGGATCGTCCCGAGCCTCCGGGAACGCGGGTATGTCGGCACGATCATCGTCCCGTTGCCGACCCTCCGGTACCTGTGATGGCCGACCGGTTCGAGGACGAGCGCGGTGTCATCCAGGACTGGTTCGGCCCTGGTGAGCCGATCGACTCGGTGACGCACATCACGACGCTCAAGGGCGCGGTGCGCGGCAATCACGTCCACGAGTTCACGGCGCAGTGGACGCTCGTGCTCTCCGGCCGGCTGCTGATGGCGACCGGCCGGACCCAGGTGGAGATGGGGCCGCGGAGGCTCATCAAGCACGACCCGGGAGACCCTCACGCGTGGAAGGCGCTTGAGGACACCGAATGCCTCGTCTTCACGCGCGGGCCGCGGGCCGGTGAAGGCTATGAATCGGACACGGTCAGGCTCGAGGAGCCGCTGCTGTGAGGGTCGCGATCATCGGGCTCGGGGTGATCGGCACCGCCCAGGCTGCACTGTTCGCCGACCATGACGTCGTCACCTACGACCCGGCCGTCGACGACCGGTATCCGACCGAGGAGATCGCCGCCTGCGACTTCGCTGTCATCTGCGTCGGCACCCCCGAACGCCCGGACGGGCACGCCGACCTGACCTACGTCGCCAGGGCCGCCGCTGACATGCCTACAGGCATCCCTGTGGCCCTGCGGTCCACCGTCCCGCCCGGGACCACCGACCGTCTGTTCGAGGGCACAGGACGCCTTTACTGCCACGCGCCGGAGTTCATGGGCGAGAACATCCTGCACTCCTGGCAACGCCCGATCGACGTGCCGTACATGATCATCGGCGGGAACCCCGAAGCCGCCCTGTTCTTCAAGACGGCATTCACCCGAGTCTTTCCCGGACCGATCCACACCTGCACAGCACGCGAGTCCGAACTCGCGAAGTACGCCGCCAACCTGTACTGGGCGACCAGAGTCACGTTCATCAACGAGTTCGCCCTGATCTGCGACCAGTTCGACGTCGACTACGAAAACGTCCGGGCCGCATGGCTATCCGATCCGCGGATGACGAGCGTCTACACGCAACGCGCCGGCTACCCGCCCGGGTTCGACGGACGGTGCTGGCCAAAAGACCTCGCCGCCCTGATCGCAGCGAGCGAGGGCGCCGGCTACCGCCCCGGGTTCCTCAAGTCGATCGAGGCGGCGAACGACAGGTTCCGTGAACCGAAGTGCGGCGAGCCTGGGCATGTCATCTGCGGAGCGTGTGCCGCATGATCGTCTCGATCCTCCTCGCCACGATGGGCCGCCCGGAGAAAGCGGAGGCGTTCGTCCACGGCGTCAAGGCCACGACCGAAGGGCATGACGTCGAGATCGTCGCAGCGATCGACGGGCCCGACGAGCATGCGGACCGCCTACGCGCCCTCGGCTGCGTCGTCGACCACTCGCCCGAACTCCGCGGGAGCTCGGCGGCATGGAACGCCGCGCTGAAGCACGCGACGGGCGACCTGCTCGTACTCGCCGCCGACGACCTCGAATGGCAGCCCGGATGGCTCGACGCAGCCCTCGCCAAGCTCGCCGAGTTCCCCGACGGATGGGGGCTCGTCGGCTTCAACGACGGGCACTGGGGACCCGAACTCTCCACCCACTACCTCATGAGCCGCCGGTTCGTCGTGGAGGTCCTCGGAGGGGTCGTCGCATGGGACTGCTACCGGCACAGCTTCAACGACCGTGAGGCGAACGCGAGAGCCCAGGCCGCTGGCCGTTACGCGTGGTGTGAGGACGCCCGCGTGTATCACCGGCATTGGATCTTCGGTGACCGGCCGCAGGACCAGACGGACACGCGGCTGCTGGGTGAGCACGGCGAGTCGCAGCGCGTGTTTGATCAGCGCGCGGCGGCCGGGTTCCCGAACGACTACGAGCCAGTGGTGGAGGCACGATGACACCCAAGCCGAAACCGAAGCCCAAGCCGAAACCCGAGACGCCGTGTCCTGACTGCGCCGGCCGCGGGCTGTGGTCGTTCGCGACCGAGGAAGGCATCTGCAAGACCTGCGACGGGACCGGGACGGTGAAGTGATGCCGACCACTCTGAAGAGCCGCCTTCCCGAGATCGCCGCCGAACTCCCCAACATGGTCGACGCCGCGATCGAGCAGGGCGCCGAAGTTGTTGCCGAGTACGCCCGGTTCCGCGTCCCCGTCGAATACGGCGACCTCCGCGACGCAATCCACGTCGACCGGGACAGCCGCTCGGAATACGAGGTCGTCGCCGGTGACAAGGAAGTGTTCTACGGGCACATGGTCGAGCACGGCACCTCCCACTCGGCGCCGGAACCGTTCCTGGTCCCGGCGCTCGAGGACGCCCACGACGACATCGTCCACATCGTCGAAACCGCGCTGGAGGGCCTGTGAGCACCGCAATCCGCCGCGGCCTTTACGGGAAACTAGCTGGGGACACGACGCTCAACAACCTCCTCGGCACCCCCGCGGCCGGCTACTCGAAGAGTATCTACCACCAGGACGCCCCAGCCGCCGCGAGCTTTCCGCTGATCGTGTTCCAGAAGCAAGCCGGCAGGCCCACCGAGGCCATGTCCGACCCGTCCGCTTTCGAGAACGACGTGTGGCTCGTCAAAGCGATCGACCGCAACACGACCGCGGACACGGCGGAGGCGATCCAAGCCCGGGTCGCCGTGCTCCTCAACGACGCTTCGCTCTCCATCTCCGGCTCGACGCTGCTGTACCTGCGCCGCCAGTCCGACATGGAGTACCCGGAGATCACTGACGGCGTGCGCTACCAGCATGCCGGCAGCCTCTTCCGGCTCGTCTACGACTCCCCATAAGCCACCTACGGGCGGCGCCGCGCAAGCGGTTAGCCCGGCCATTCCCGTACCGGCAATCCCGCCGGCGGGAAACCCCACCGACCCGTAAAGGGGGCCCACCGTGGCCAAGTTCGTTTTGAAGGACGCCTACATCGCGATCAACGGCACCGCGATCTCCGACCACGTCTCCTCCGTCACCATCGAGTCGACGTTCAACGAGGTCGACTTCACGTCGTTCGGCGCGATCTACCGTGAGATCGGGCAGGGCATCGGTGACGCCACGATCACCCTGTCGTGCTTCCAGGACTTCGCGGCGAGCAACATCGACTCGATCTTCTGGCCGCTGTCGCAGTCCGGTGGCACGTTCGGGGTCGAGGTCCGGCCGACGTCCGCGATCGCGTCGGCGACGAATCCGAAGTACACGATGACGGGCCGTCTGCTCGGGTTCAACCCGATCGCCGGCGCAGTCGGTGACGCCTCCGCGACCGACGTCCCGATCCGCAACGGCGGCACCGCCGGGCTCGTCCGCGGCACCGTCTAACGGCGCCACCTCAAAGTCCACCAACCAGTCCGGGCCGAGGCAACGCGACCCCCATCCGGGGGCATCGTCGCGCCGTGGGTTACCGGCGGAAAGGAGACCGCATGGGGCGGTCCAGTAAGGATGCATGGCTCACAGGTCCCAGCGACCTGCGAGAAGAGGACGTCGAGGACGTCCCGGTTCCGGGGCAGTCGGTGCGTGTGCGTGGCCTCCCGGCCGCGTACTCGAACCAGGCGACCTCGGAGGCGCTCGAGCTGATCACCGGTCAGCGTGGTGAGCAGACGGCGCACATCAACACCGAGAAGCTCGAGGTGCTGCAGTTCGCGCATGGCGTGATCGACCCGGTGTTCTCGGTCGATGAGGCCCGACAGGTCGCGCAGCGGTTCGGGCCGGCGTTCCAGAAGGTGATCGCGAAGATCGACGAGCTGTCCGGTGTGGACAAGGAGGCGATCGAGAAGACGAACGCGACGTTTCAGGATCGCGGAGAGGGAACGGGCAACGGAGGGGCACCTGAACCTGATGCCGTTGCCGCTCGGGGTAGCGAACCCGCTGTTCCTGTACGAGCTGGCGCTTGAGCTGAAGATGACCGTCGGCGAGCTCTGTCACGGAAGGGGGACGCCCATGTCGCTGCATGAGTTGTGTGTGGGCTGGCCTGCCTTCTTTGCGTATCGCCGGCGGGCTGCTGAGGCTGAGGCTGCGAAGCCGGGGAGGGGTAGCTGATGGCCTCCCCGGCAGCGATTCTGTCGATCGCGATCCGTGCGAACACGGGCGGTGCCACCTCCGGCATCCTGCGGGTGAACCAGTCGCTTGCGGCGACGGAGGCTGCCGCCGGACGGACTGAGGACCGCACGAACAAGGCGTTCAAGTCGATGGCGCGCGGCGCGGACAAGGCCGCCGCGGCGTTCGAGACCGTCTTCAAGGTGATGGCAATCGGCGGCGCGGCCGGCGCTGCGGCTGGCCTCGCGTACTCGGTGAAGAAGGCCGCCGATTTCGAGCAGCAACTGTCCTCGCTGGGGGCGGTGGCTGACGCTACCGGACGGCAGATGGGCACGTTGCGCAAGCAGGCGCTCAAGGCCGGTGCGGATACGAAGTTCTCGGCGTTGGAGGCGGCGCAGGCACAGACCGAGCTCGCGAAGGGTGGCCTGACCGTCGCGCAAATCATGAAGGGCGGCTTGAAGGCGGCGCTTGCGTTGGCGGCTGCCGGTGAGATGGACTTGGCGGACGCGGCGACGGCGACCGTGAACGCGATGAAGCTGTTCAACCTTCGCGGCAAGGATTCGATGAAGGTCGCTGACGCGTTCGCGACCGCGGCGAACCGGACGACCGCTGATGTGAAGGACTTCGCGATGGCTCTCTCGCAGGGCGGCTCGGCGGCGAAGGCGGCCGGCTTGTCGTTCAACGAGACCGTCGCATATCTCGAGGCGATGGCGGAGGCCGGGATCAAGAACAGCGACGCGGGCACGTCGATGAAGACGGCCCTGTTGCAGATCGCGACCCCGACGCAGAAGGCCGCAAACCTCATGGATGACCTGGGGCTGAAGTTCTTCGACTCGGCCGGGAACATGAAGTCGCTCGTCGACATCAGCGGGATGCTCCGCGACAAGATGGGTGGCCTGACCCGGGAGCAGCGGGTGCAGGCGACGTCGACGTTGGCGGGGACGGACGGGATGCGCGGTCTGCTCGCCCTGTATGACGCGGGCCCGAAGAAGATCGCGGGGTTCGAGAAGGGTCTGCGGAAGCAGGGGTCGGCGGCTGAGGTCGCCAAGAAGAAGCAGGACAACCTCGCAGGCAGCGTCGAGCAGTTGAAGGGGTCGATCGAGACCCTGGCGATCCAGATCGGCACCGGCCTGCTCCCGTATCTGCGGACGGCCGCTGACGAGCTGACACGGTTCGCGAACAAGGCCGGCCGGATCTTGTCCCGTGACGACTTGTCGCTCGGGGAGAAGTTGCAGCGCGTCTTCGCTATGGCGAAGGTCACGGCCGGCCCGTGGATCGAGAAGCTCAAGGCCGCGATCAGCCGGGCCGATATCCCGGGGAAGCTCGCCGCTGTGGTGTCGACAGCCACCCCGCTGATCTTGAAGGCCGCTGCGATGGCTGGCGTGACGGCGGCGAAGACATTCGCCGGCGCGTTCGCTTCCTCGAACGCGTGGGGGAAGCTCGCGCTCGGCGTGTTCCTGATCCGCAAGCTCGGCCTGGGCGGACTGCTCACGAAGGGCTTCAGCGGCGGCGGCGCGGCCGGTGGGTTGGGTGGCGTGGCGAGCATGGCGAAGCCGATCCCGGTGTTCGTTGTCAACAACGGCTCGGGCGGTGTCGGCGGTGGCCCGGGCGGGATCGTGGGCGGCGGCGGTGGCGCGGCGACCGGCGCCGGGAAGTTCGCGAAACTCAAGGGGCTCGCGAAGGGCGCGGGGAAGATGGGCGCCGAGCTCGCCGCCCTGGACTTCGCGATCAACCTCGTCGACCAGCACGGCAACCCGATCGCGGCGACGATCAACGCGGCGCACGATCTGACGTTCGGGATCATCCCGAAGGTCGATTACAAGACGGGCGCCGAGCAGGTTCAGGAGCACATCTCCAACGCGACGAAGGAGATCGAGAAGCTCCAGAAGTTGAAGGACTTCTCTGGGCTCACCACCCTGTCGGACAGTCTCCGTAAGGACGCTGATGAGGCCCGCAGGTTCGGTGCGGCGAACGTCGCCGGCGAACTCGATAAGCAGGCGATGGCGGCGCAGGCGGCGGCTGACAAGGTCAGTAACGCGCTCGGGGCGAAGTGGACCGCGCAGATCCGCGGGAACTGGAAGCGGATCGCGACCTCTGGTGCGAACTCGATGGATGCGATCCGGTCCGCGGTCGCGAGCAACATGCAGATCGTCAAGGACCGGCTCGGGAAGGACACTGACGCGGGTCGGCAGGCGTTGGCGGCGAACTTCCGGCTCGCTGCGAAGGCGGTCAAGCAGTCGATGGACGCCGGTGCGACCGACACCCGGGTCGGGGCGGAGAAGATCCGCGGGTATCTCATCAAGGCGCTGCAGTCGCTCGGGCTGACGAGCAGCCAAGCGGCCGCGAAGATCGACAAGAACACGCTGCAGAACAGCGAGGATCGGCCCGGTAACGCGACGATCAGGCGGCAGCGCGGCGGCCCGATCAACCTCGGCGCCCCATCCGGCGACACGGTCCCGGCGATGCTCGAGCGCGGCGAGTACGTCGTGAACCGAAACGCGGTCCAGAAGATCGGCCGCAAAGCACTTGACCAGTTGAACTTCGGTGCCGCCCCCCGGTTCGCCAGCGGCGGGCATATCGCCGCGGTCCGGTCGAACCTGCAGGGTGGGGTCGGGGCGCTCGCTAACCGTGCACTAGCGGTCGACCGCTCCAGCGCGCAGGACATCCTTGACGCGATGGGCGGCACCAGCGGCGTCAGCGGCGGGCCGCTTCCGGCTGGCCTGTCCGGTGGGACGAGCGGCGCGAACCAGAAGCTCGGCCGGGCCATGATGATCGCTGCCGGGTGGGGCGCGAAGCAGTGGCCCGCGCTGAAAGCCTTGTGGATGGGCGAGTCCGGGTGGAACCAGAACGCTTACAACGCCTCGTCGGGGGCGACGGGTATTCCGCAGTCTCTTCCCGGGTCGAAGATGGCGAGCGCCGGGGCGGATTGGAAGACGAACCCGGCGACGCAGATCCGATGGGGCCTCGGCTACATCAGGGCACGGTACGGGTCACCTGGCGGGGCGTACTCGGCGTGGCTCTCACGATCCCCGCACTGGTACGCGCGCGGCGGACTGATCGCTGGCGCGGACGGCAGCGGGGTCAACCGGCAGATCGTGGACCGGTTCGGCCCGACGTTCTTCGCCGCCGGCGGGCACGTCAAGCATCCCAAGGTCCCGAAGAAGCACCACGACACCGTAGAGGAACGCCTCAAGGCCCAACTCGCCACCGCCGAACTCACGAAGGGGACAGGCGACGACCTGGCAGTACTGAAACGGCTGGTGGCGCTCTACCAGGGGCAGTTGGCGACCGCTCACAAGCAACATGATGCGCGGGGGATCTCGTCGGCCGCTAACTCGCTGAGAGTAACGCGGAACAAGATCACGGCGCTGCGGAAGAAGATCGCTGCGCTGCGCAAGAAACCGGCCGCCGTGAAGAGTGACCCGCTCGCGTGGGATCACAACCTGCAGGCGTGGATCGACATCTTCGGGTCTCGGCTCGCGACCGCGGAGTTGACGCCCGGCACGGCCGACGATCTCGCGGCACTCCAGGGACTCAAGGCGCTCAACAAGAGAGGCTTGAGGCAGGCGCTGCGACGCGGTGACACGCCGAGGATCACGGAGTACGCCCAGGGCCTGAAGGGCGTCAACGACCAGATCACCGGCCTGTCCCCCGACGGCACCGGGGGCGACCCGAACCAGCCGCTGATCGACTCCAACGCTGCGCTCACGGCTGCGACGGACGCGCACACTGCCGCCCTCGCTGACGTCGGGGGCGAGTTGAAGCGTCAGACGGACTTGGCGCAGCAGTGGGCGGGGACGTCGGACTTCCAGAAGATGAAGTTCATCGCGGACATGCTCAGCGGCCGTCTGGGCAGGGACGCGCAGAACCGTGGCTTTACCCCCGGAGCCGGGTTCGAGGTGACCTACTGATGCCGATCGGTTTCGAGCGGCTCGTCTTGGACGGGCTCGATCTCAACGACTACACGTTTCTTCGGTTGCAGGAGGTCGCGTTCCCGCCGCCCAGGCAACGGCCGGAATGGATCGGTGCCGCAGATTCGGAGTGGCAGGCGCTGACCCGGCAGCCGTTGCATGAGAACCGGGAGATCACGCTGAAGGTTCGGGTGTCGCAGACCGCGAACATGGACACCGCACTCGCAAGGATCGCGGCGATCGTCACCAAGCTGCAGGCCGCGTCGGCGACACCGGACGGGCTCGCGTTGACATGGTCGCCGGCCGGGTCGACGCAGACCGTCACGTTCGACATTCTCGACGGTGAGATCACGGACATGCCGATGGACTGGGAAGGCTGGCTGTTGAAGTCGCCGACGGTCACGATCGT